TCTAAGTTCATATTCAATATGAGGTTCCGTATCAATCTTTAAAAATACTTCGTTGGATTTAGATATAACAAGGTTTGCTGTTGTATCAATCACATGAATCCATTCATCTAGGGGTATTTATCTACCCTAGTCCAGCATTAAATCTCATGAACTCAATTGCATTCTTGATTTGATATGTGCGATTAGTAATCTGCTTTAGAATGCTTTCAATATAAACAAGGATTGTGTCGTAGTAATCAATCTTTAACGAAACTCCTGAGAGTCTTTCATCTGCGTCCAAATATTTTTGCATAGTTTCTTTATCCCTAATTTTTTTAGGGAAAGGCTTTTCAATATAAACATCGGGATCTGCTTTTCCACTAAAGTATTCATAGCGTTCGTGACGAATGTTTTTTCTTTGTTGTTCTGCTTTCTTTCTTAAGAGAAAAATGGTATTGTATATTTCAAAATACTTTGCATGAAGAGAGGGAATATTTGTTGATTCTGTATGGAGATTATCCATATCAATTTTTGAATCTTTTTCCCACATTTCTTGAATCTTATCAAGATCAATTGTCATATCAATTTAATGGTGTTATCTTGTATATACTATACTTGAAAGATACCTCTGCTGTAAAGTAGTCTACATCAGTTGCTGTAGCATCAAAATCTAATGTTGTCAATGAATAAGGAAAAACATCATTAAATTCAACTTTAAGTTTTGGATTTTGTTGGCTATTTAAAATAATCAAAGTAGCATCAGAATAGATATTCATTAATTTGCTATCTTTGTATTCTTCTTCGCTCTGTAAATTATAAATTTCTCTAAGACTTTCTGGAAATCCAAGTCCTCTCATCCAATTTTGAATTTCAATATAATTTTTTAAGTCTTCGTCAATTAAAAAAGTTAAAGTCAAATCATCAAATGTTAATTTGTCTCCAGGTAAATCAAGATCCTTTAAGTAAGTTGTTTGATTTGCAATACCCAAAGTTAAACCTGGAATATTAACTCTGTTGCCAAAGTAAGTAACTTTAGGGGTTCTGTTCAATGTAAACCGAAACCCAGTTGGTGATAAAAAATTTCTATTATCAATTTGTCTAGACATAATCAACCATTAACAATAGTGGCATTTGTCCATCCACCATTTTTTCCGTCAGGATTATTCATAAGACTTGTTGCAGAACTTTTAGTAGAAAAACTTTCTTTCTGTGATGGATCATCAGTCCATCTACCATTACCTGCATAATAAACCGTAGTCGATTTATCAATACGACTTGGCCTTTGAATGTGATATGCCATATTCTTTGATATGATTTTAAATATTTAGATAAAAAAAGAGGATCCCGAAGGATCCTCTGAAAAACCTTGTGAGTTTAGATCACATGAGGTTCTTAACTGCAACGCGACGATAGTAGCGGTTGCTGTTAACACGGAGTCTTCCGAGACCCTGATCAAGTCCTTCCGCGAATGGGTTAGCAACAAGACCGTAACGGGTCTTGAATCCAATCTTGGGCTGGAAGCTGTTCTCGCCAACGGCACGAACCATTTGGAGAGGAACATAAGGACAATAGAAGAGTCCAGCGTCATAAGGTGAAGAACCCTTATAACCAACAACGTAGTACTGGTTACCAGCACTTGCGTTACCTGAAGTCAGGTTTGCCGAATAAGGATCGATGTAGACACGATACTTACCTTGCAGAACACCAGCGAAGGTGTTACCAGTGTCATCAACGTTCAGGTTAGCGTTGAGTGCAGGGGTGTAGTCGAGAACACCAGCCATGGTGAGAGCAGAAGCAACGTCTGCAGAACACATGATGATGTTGCCCTTTCCTCTACGAGTTCTTTGTGCAATCGCGTTAGCGTCGCGCTCGATTTGGAACAGGAGACCCTTGAACTTCTCAACACTCCAACGTCCGTTTGAATCAACGTCGAGGTCGAATACACCAGCGGTAGCGGTGTTAGAAACAGCGCCTTGCTCAGCAACCTTATAGATGGTTCTGATGACTTCACGGTTGATTTCAGCAAGAATCTCAGTTGACAGGATGTTTGCCAACTCAGCTTCTGCATTCAGTCCGTGAATTGCCTTCAGATCCTGTGCAAGCTCGAGGCTGTATTCTGCCTTCAGTGCTCTGGACTTAGCGGTGACGGTGACTTTCTCAATCGAGAAAGCCATCTGGTTGAATGCGTTCGTACCAGTGTTCAGTGCTTCAGCAGCATCTGTACGCATACCTTCACCGACATTATATGCGGTAGAGGTTGCAGTACCAACAGGGTTCAGAACAGAAGGATTGGTGCCGCTTTGTGCGGTTGTACCTAAACCAGCCTGAACGTCAGAGAAACCACTTGTGAGGTTACGATCAGCGTTCTGGCCAGAGAATGCGGAATCAACTTCGTCGTAGAATGTCTCGGAACCACTCTGATTGGTGTAGCGCGAGCGCATTGCGAAGATCAGTCCAGTAGGACCGCTCATAGGCTGAACGCCTGCGAGATCATATGCGACGAGGTTAGGCATTGAGCGTCTGATCAGGGAGATCAGAACGGGATCAAAACCAGCGGTAGGGCCTGCAGCAGCAGCACTACCCGAGAAACCAGGAGCATTGGTTGTAGAACCAGTGTTCATGGTTGGGGTTTCCATCAGCATACCGCCTTGTTCGAAGGCAGATTGCTCACGGAGGAATTTTTCTTGGTTTTCCAGCAGGACTGCGGTTACCGCTCTACGATGGGAATCTTTGATTTGATCAAGACCCTCATAGTTGAGGAGAGGTGCCCACTTTTCCTGCAGATGCTCGGATTGGAACATTTGCGTTTACCTTAGTGAATGTTTGTGTTTGATTTAATGTTAAATTCAGGATTTGCTAAAAGAACCTAAGGTTCTCATGTATGCAGCCATTGAATCTGAATAAGATACAGGTGCAACATCTACACCCTCAGAAAGGGTTTCGGTTTTAGCATTTGAAGACTGTGGTTTGGAGGCGAAATACGACTCCTTCAGTGTCTCCAGCTTTTCACGATATTCTTCTTCACTTTCAAACTCAACACTTTCAGCAAGTGAGGCGAGCTTCTCTTTCTGAGTCTGTGCAAGACCTTCAGAGACTTGATCTAAGATTCCATCAGCAACCGACTCTGCGAGACGCTTGTTAAGGGAAATATTTTTCTCAATCTGCTCGTTGAGTTTTGTTTCCATGTCATCAAGTTTTTCTACCATGCTCTCAAGTACATCATATTTATCTTCAGGGATTGATACATAATGATCTTCAAAAAGACCCTTCATTCCTTCAAGGAATGATTCGGTCATCTCAGTCTTGAGTCCTTGCTCAACTGCAAGTGCGTTCTCTTCGAACCACTCGTCAGCGACATACTCAAGATAAGAATCAACACGCTCAGCGAGTGATTCTTTCATTTCTTCTACTTCCTCTACAAGTGCAGCAGCATACTGCTTCGGAGAGTTCTTCGCCACCGAGAAGTGCATTAACATCTTCTTCGATGTCATACTCTTCAACGGTTTCTTCTTCTGCAACTACTTCATCAGTAGTCTCTTCTTCTTCCTCGATGACTTCTTCAGTATCAAGTTCTTCTTCTTCCTTCATACCTTTCATTGGATCTGCTGCCTTTGCGCCTTTGTTTACAACGTCCTTAACTTGCTTAAGAGTGCCACCTGGTTCTTTCAGCTTTGCTGAATCGTCATCTGGACGATAGTTGTCAGGAGTAGGTCCTCCGAGATCTTCTACAGATGCAAGTTGAGAACCATCATTTTGCAATTTAGGCATTCCTTCTGCGGGCTTAGCGCCAGCATTTACAGCAGTTTTGGATTGCTTAGTGCCTGCTTCCATTTCTTGTAATTGCTTGCCACGAGACATTTGAACTCTCCGTTTTTTCCTGTTTTAAAACTATATTTATTTATTAAATTAAAGATTTGACAAGAAATTATTAAATAATTCTAATTTCTTCTCGTCAAGTTGTTTTTGTGTAACAAGTGTGTTAATTTGCTTGTATGTTCTTTCCGCATACTTCTCACGAAGAA